ATTCTTTAATACTTTCAATATCGGTTCTAAAGCTATCAAATGAAACTGAAACCAAATTATAACACCCTGTACCGTAATTAAACTTAACAATATTACCAATTGTCATTAAACTTTGGCATGTTGGTGATATAATAGGAACATTATTAACAGGGTCAAAAGAATAACATTTTTGTAAAACCGCAAATGAACAATCTTGAACCGATTGGAGTACTCCCTGATACTCGGGGGGTAGTAATTCATTACCTTCATTTGCAGATATTGCAACTTGTGTTTGATTACTAAGGAAACTGATAGTATTACCATTTTCCAAATTTTCAAAATCAGAATTAATTTTAAATATTGCAAAATCAGGATTTTGGTGTAGTAGTAATGAATTCGCACCAACTTTTTTTCTAGTCGTGGATGTCGGTAATCTATCGGTTCTTACTACAGTATACTGATAGTTATTAAAGTCTATAGGGGTTGTATCCCCACTAACAATTGTTGGGTCATCAGGTGGGAGATAATCAAAACTAAATAATTGAGCCCCTCTACGATTATTATTGATATCTTGTAATATACTATATCTTTTAACACCACCTTCAGGTTGTGGGAAAGTTGTAATAGTAGTTAATGGATTATTTGTATTGTAAAATGTACACTCAATCATTTCTCCACCCTCAATACTTTCACCAGGTAAATAATTACTTGTATAAAATTTATCATTGATTGGATTGTAATCGTATTGTTCATTATATAATTGATAAAAATTATCAAATGAACGTACATCATTCATACCATAAAAATCTAAACCTGTTGTTCTTCTGTACTTATATGAAAAAAATTTCCTATAGAAATTTTGTTCACTTACTACCAAATTTTTTGTGGTTATTGAGTAGTTATTCCAACCGGGATAAAATCCTCCATTGATTGGTTGGTCTTCTTGTCCTACGGAATATAAATTATTATAAATGGTTTCTTTAAAGTTTAGTACCTTGTTATAAATTCCAACCCTACTAACCCCTAAATCCGTGCCCCATTCTTGGGTGTTATTCAAACTATTAATGTAATTAGGGTGTAATGAGGGTCCAATAGATGAATAATATTTATGCATTTGAGATTTAAAAGGTGTAAAAGTCCCTGGCCCATAACCTTGATATTCATATAAATAACTTTTATAAAAAATACTACTCTTAGTTGTCTTGTCATACCCTCCCTGATTGGTACTTCCGTTATTATTAGTAAATAAAAGATGGTTTGAACTACTCATAGAATTTGACCCTTCCGTAGATAAAGATGCTTGGATAGGAATATTCATATGAAAATTACCCGCAATAACAGACTTGGTAAATTGACGAACGTTTCCATCACCATAGTCAACAAATTCAATAAAGCTAGTATAATCTTTTGTACCAAATATTCTTGCCAAATCAATCCACATTTCAATTTTTGGCGAGTGAATATCAACACCTCTCATTAATATTAAAACTTTTTTGTTAAAATAGTTTTCGTCTTGATATGGACTTACCTCTCCTAAATATTGTGGGACATATCCAGGCGTTAAATTAGGGCTTGGGGTTTCTGTAGTCCACATCATTACTTGGTGTGAATTCTTGAACCAATAATTTGTCTCCGATTTCTCTCCTAACTGAAGGTATCTTTTAGGTAAAGAAAAAGTTGTATCTAAATAATCATCGTACTGAAACGGAGATTCAATACCTGACGACTTGGTTCTAAATTCTCCGAGTGTCATACCAGTTAACACCTGAAAATATTCAATGTCACAAGCGAATTTAGTAGTTTCTACCGAATTTGCCTGCCTTATAACTTGATTTCCTTGACTATCGTATGTTATCAGTGAATAATTTTGGTTAAACCCTGTTAACGTATAAATTGTTTGTTTATTCGCCTGAGTACCTCCATCGGTAACATTAGGGTCAGCCCAATTTACCGTAACTTGATTGGTGGACTTAATAAATCCCTTTTTACCAGGTTGTTGTGATGTACCATTGTTATAATTTTTATCAAGAGATTTTTCAGGGTCTTGGAAAGTTACAACATCACCAGAAACTAAAGAATTTTGATTTTCGTCTAATACCAATACTAAAACATTATCATGGTGAAATTTAAATTGATTATTAGAAATATTATTCCATGGCTGCCAAGTAACCTTGATTTGATTCCACCCGGAATATAACCTATCACTAGGGATAGATGTAAAAGGGTCAATACTTTGGTTAAAATATTTATCTTTAGTGTTAAACAAATTATATAATCCACCCATAGTTAACTGAGGTGAAAACACTATTGAGTCGTATTGTTGGGTCTCTTCAAAATAGTATGTCCATGGTGTATTAGTACTTTGTTTTAATTCCGGGTCATCATTACCAGTTAATACTAAATTAGACGCCTCTTTCCAATTTTTTTCCGAATACGTGTTTGCATCGTCTTGATTATCCTCATACGCCCAAGTAGATGTTGTAGGATTAGTCAAATCAAATGATAATGCCGATGTAACATCAAATAAAATAGATGTTTGTCCATAAGAACCAGTGGATAATGGTTTAGCAATTTCAACAGTTGATATGTTACATTTACATCTTTCACATCCATCTTCAGTATATAAAACCAAAGGTAACCCTATATTTAAAAATGGATTTGGTCTAAGCACTAATTCGTCCCAAGATGGACAATTTATCTGCCAACTATCCAATCCTAACCATCTTAACGTTTTATTAATTCCTCCGCATATTTTCTCAATGAGATTTCTTATTCTGTTTATAATGTCATATACAATTGGTAATATGTTATCATAAACCCAAGATATGACGTGTACCACTGCAACAATTGCAAAAAGTATGTATGGTAAAACAGATACCATAAATGAAACAAAAAACCATAAAAAGTTAATCCTAAATTGAGAGTCGTTAACTGGAAACTTATTGTAACTACCTTCACAGGTATTGTCTTGAATGTATTTAATTTGCGTTGTATTCCAAACAAATCTACTTGTTTGAAACCTGTCAATTAAATTACTTATCGTATAAACTTTATTGTATGACATGTCGTAAAACGTGTCTTTACAATCAATTGCGTCTTGGTAGTTCGCATAATCATTCCAATCTAAACTAAAAGCATATGATGCTTCGGTAAGAAATTTTTGTAAAGGTATTGTAATGTAATTAATTATTATTGGTTCATTCACATCTTCAGGTTCAAATGTGAATAAATAAGGAAATGATGATGGTCTAAGATTTGAACCATAATACCTCATTCCATTATTTGTTATTGTATATTTTGTCGCGTTTTTTACAGAAACTATTCTAATTATATACCCACTCAATACTGTTTTTGACCACGTAGTTATTCCAAGATTAAGTGTTTGAGAACTTTCAGTTTCAGAGTATGTTTTTTTTATAGGGTCGTCTGACACATCGTACCACCCATATTCTTTAATGTTTGGGACTAAATAATACCCTCTTTTTATTTCCTCAGATAGTTTAGTTGATTGTTGCCATTTAACTTTAAATCTATATTTACCTCTTGTGGGTATACCAATGTTTTGGTCATAACTTATTTTTTGGTTTCCGTACTCGTCCGTATAAACGTAATCTAAATTCATAGGTACCTCAGTTACCCAAACACCATTCTCATCAATAACTTTACCTCCGTTGTCTAACTTAAATTCTTCAAGGATAGGTAACCCATTCTCATCTAATAATTCAGTTTGTCTGAGGGCTTCAATACTTCCAGGTCCAGCAATTAAATCACATAAGTTCCCCATTTTAATTGAGCTCTTACATTTATTTTGACCAACAATTCCTAAAAATCTTGAGTATCCAATTTTTTGAGTATCGTTAGTTGAAAACATTGACCCCATAAAAACTGAAGTTGGTTCAATCTTAATCGCGGCTTCGTTAGTCAAATCAAAATCTGACCTATATATGTTATAATTACAAATCTCGGCCTCACCAAAGAAAGGAGATACCGTTATAGTTCGTCGTAAACTTACAATCTGAGGTAACTCGTCAAAGTTTGTTGAGGTTTTAAATAAATCCCCATCAACTTGTGATTCAATTGCCCTACCCATTCTAATCAAGTCTTGCGGGGTTTGTGAGAATGGTCCAATATCTGATAAGTCAACTTGCATGAATAATTCATGATTTCCAACAGGAAGTCCAAATATCATATAGTCACCAGAATCATTTGTTTGAACTGTAAATTTATAATATTTGTCATAGACTTCAATTACATTTTTATCAATTAAAACATCACTTCTATCAGGAAAAGTACCAACAGGAATGTGTCCACTATGAGACGACGTATATGGTAATAAATTATACCTATACCCATCATCATTTACATCTTGTAAAGTTTTATAGGGATATAATGCCGAGATAATATCATTATATAAATCAGCTTCTTCTAAAGGTATGAAAATAGATACTCTAGCATTTGGAATACCGAATCCGTTATTTGCAAATACTCTACCACAGACAACTCCAAAATCTGAACAATTCCTTGTGTATATCTCATCGGGAGTAACCGTTAAAGATAATACTTCAAGAGTGTCAAAATTTTGTTCTAATTTAACTTGTAAATTTCTATCCTCGTTAAGATTTGTTCGTATTCTAAAAGATTTCGGCATTGTTTTTTTTTATAAATAGTTTATTCACTATTTTAAAAAAATAAATGCTCGTCCAATTTTACTATGAAATATTCACACTTTGAGTATTGATAGTTCTAACTAATACATCAACATTAGGATATCTCACTTGGAATATTTGATTTGGCTCAGAATATATTGTGTCATTAACTAAACTTATTTGTTTAGTCACATCATTAGAATAACTTTGAGATGTTTCAGATGACGAATAAAGTCCTCCAACTTTATTGAAAACCGAAACATTTGACACTGACAGTACACCATTTAATGACTGTATAAGTCTTTTTATTTCAGAGACATATAACGGTTGTCCCATTTCTCTATTTATCGGTTTCATGAAATTTGTAACAGTATTAATCACATCAGTAATAACTACCCCCTGATTTTGACTTGAGTCTAAAACTATTGATATATCAAAAGATAAATCAATCACATTCGCCGCACCAACTACAACATAGTCATTAATCATCCTATAGTTTGATAAATATGACGCAACATTATCCAATAAAGTTTGTGATACAACATCACTTAGATTACCTAAACTATCGTAAGTTAATAGAGTAACATTAATTTTGTTATCACTCTCAAGGATTGCAACTTTTGCAGGTGCACCAAATTGTGATGGCATTTTTCTTAGAATTGACTCATAGTCATTTATGGTGACTGCTCTATTCTGAGAAGAAAAATTAAATCCTACTAAGTTTCTTACTTCTTCAACTGTCGGTAAGTTCGCACCTCCGATTGCAGGAAATGGATTAGTACAATTTAAAGAACTAATTACTGAGGTATTAATAGTTTGAGACGCTCCATTAACTTCAAAATTAACCTGTCCAACTTGGTTGATAATGTTAACACCTAAGTTAGTCCCTAAACCACCTCCAATTCTATACTGAATAAATAATGTACTATTGACAGGTATTGTAGAACCAAGTGAAAAATTGTTTTGATATTTTGATAAGTCCAATGGTTGTCCACTTCTAGCAAAATCTCGTAAAATCTCATCTGTTGATTGGCTACCCCCACCAAAAGTCATTTTTAAAAATCCTTCAGGGGTGTATTCGGTAATAAACCTATTATTTGTT